TCTAGGTTTAATTCTTTACCTAAAAGTAATTCAGCTTGCATTTCTTTAGCAATAGAACTTTCGAAATCTAAAGTTGATTCTGAAGCTGATTTGATATCATCTAAGCTCATTCCTAACCTCTTAGCATTAAATGCTGCGTTAGCTAAAGCTTTTGGATTATTTTCTAAATTAAATCTTACTGAAGCTGATGAATTAGCAACTTCTTTCATTACATCTGTAAGATTTATAGATGAATTTGTACTTAAATTAAGACCTTGAACAACAGCTCCTACCTGATCTGTAGTATCTCTCATCCCTTGACCAAACATAGTAGAAACTTGGAATAAACCTTGAGTTGCTTCTTCACCTAAACCTAAATCGTGAGAAATTTGTTTAAAGTTTTTAACTTGTTCTTTGGAAAACTCAGTAAAAGTACCAGCTGCATTATTCATTGCAGTAAAAGCCTTCATTGATTCTTCTATACTTAGGAAAACATCACCCGCGGCCATGTCTCTTAAATTAGATGCTATTCTATCAGAATCTCTACTAGCTCGTAAAAATGCAGCTCCTAAATCTGCTGATTGGCCTGCCATTTTACCCCCTAAAGCTAGTAAACTTTTAAAGGCTTTAACTAGTAAACCTCCTAAAACTACAGGATCTTTAAAGGCACTTATAAGACCCTTACCTACAGATTTTACAGAAGTAACCATTACTTTAAATTTCCCTACTAAACCTAAAGCTTTTGTATCTGAGACTCCTAATGATTTGGCTTTTTCTACAGCAGCATCTCTAGCATCTTCAAAAACATGATCTAAACCACTTAAACCTATTTTACTAGTAAGTTTAGCTGCTCCCGAAAGGGCAGCACCTGTTAAACCTATACTTTTATTGATGTTATTAGAAAAGTTAGCTTGCTTTTGGAGCTCATTAGTAATTTCTTCGTTAAAGCCCTCAACTTTTTGTAATTGCTTTTTTAACTCATTAACATTACTAAGTCCTCTTCTTTCTGCAATTTCAATTTGAACCTTTAGTGCCGCAATTTTTGATTGTCGTTCTTGAATTTGCTTAGTTACATCTCTTTGCTTTAAAAGACCTTTTTCTGCTTTTAAATTCGCACTAGCAATTTCATTCGATACTTTAGCTAAACTATTAAGACCTGATTGAACATCTCTAGTAAATCTTTGAGATACTCCCTCACCGGCATTTAATGCTTCTTCAAATATGTCACCAATTTTGGAGGATATACTCCTTAAAGCATCTTCAACTACTACTGCAGTTTCTCTTGCTTCATTTCTGATTCTATCTTGGTTATTTTGCTTAGCCATTTAATATTAGGTTATATGTAATAAATATTAAGGGCATTATTTTTTTACAGCTTTTGTGACATAATCAGGGACTGCCTGTTTTTTAGGAGCAGAGGCACCTGCATTTCTCATATTCTTAATAGACTCTTCTACTGAATCATTTTGGTTAGATTGTTCTTCATAATGAGTTTTAAGTTTATGAAAAGTAAACTTACGCAACCATATAGGCATATTATATATAGTAAGCCAATCATACCCCCCATTTCCATGAAAAACAATTTCATGGATTTGGGTGAATATATTATTTCTATAAAGAGATGCTTCTTTAGAGGTCAGGGTAAAAAAACGTAGTGGTGATAGAGACCTCCATTTCCTCCATATCACCATCTGAATTTTCTACGTTAGTAACAAGATCAATATCGGGTTGGATTTCTGCTATATGTTCTCTTAATGCTCTGGCATCACGAGCTAATAAAGCAGTATCTACAAAATCTCTAATAGTTTTAGTATCACTATCACCTTCAACTGAAAGAATTATATGTTTTAATCTGGTAGTTAATTCAGGGGAAGCATTTTTATTTACTTTTTGAAGACCTCTAATTTCTTGATCAATCTTTTTATCAATACCTTCAGTCATAAGACAGAAAGTAATATTAGTTTTTGAATGGGGTAAAGTATAAGAAAACTCGTTTTCACCTCTTTTTAGTAAAGATTCATTGAATGGTTTATTCTCAAGTGAAGTTAAATCAACTTTATATTTTTCCCCGTTTACTGTAAATTCGTAATCAGCTCCATAGCCTAAAATACGGGCCGCAATAAGGATAGCATTTTTATCACCTACTAAAAGATCATTATAATCAAATTTAGTAATAATTAAAGATTGAAGTAATTTATCAATTACCATTCCTCTAGCAATATAGTTTTGATTGGTAAGGATATCTTCTTCTTTAGCAGTCATATACTTCATTTCTACAGTACCAGATGCTAATGGGTGTCCTTCGGGATAGATTAAACCTTTTGAAGGAAGTTCAACAACTTCCGTTGGGAACTTAAACTTATTTTCTTCCATAATTTTTATTTATAATAACTTTTACGAGTATAAATATGAAAATAAAAAAGAGCTTGACCGAAGCCAAGCTCAATTTTAAAAAATATACGAAATTTTCTTAGTAATTTAACACACAGTAATCCATACCAATTGTTACTGTAAGGTTTTGTGCAGCTGCTGTATTATCCCAGTTGTACTCACCAAATTCAGCACCTTTAATAAATGCTCCTTTGATTACCCATTCTGAAACTATATCACCTACTGGCCCTAAAACATCAATGGTTAGATCTTTTTTATAGAAATCTGAGTACCCGTTTCTACCAGTTACTGATTCGTGGTGTAAACGAACCCACTCCATTACTGCCTGAGCACCTGAAGGGGTGATTGGATCGAACATAGTCATTGTTAAGTCGTTCCAAACTAATTTACCCTTTACTTTTCTATAAGTGTTAATATGGTTAAGTATAATTTCTTCTTGCGAGAAGCCGACTGATGAGATAGATTTGATTGTATACGAAGGAATACCGTCTACATACATGATAAATCTATTCTGTACTTTCGGTTCGAAAGCTGTGAAGAATATTTCGTTGGGGTCTAATACTGCCATTTTGCGTTATATTTTATTCTATTATAAATATTAAATCTTCAAACTTTTACGCTGGGAAGGTAGCTCCGGTTGGTAAAATGTTGAAATCTAGGTAAATAAACTCAGCAGTTTTTGTTGGCTGTAAGTAAATTTGACCAATTAATTGATTTCTATCGATTATATCAGCGGAATTGTTTGAATCATCCATAATTACTCTAAACGCATACAATCCTTGTCTTTGTTGGATTGATTCTAAGTATGGGTTAACTTGACTTAAGAATGCGTTTCTAGTAGCAATAGTATTTTGTTCAAATACTAAGTTATCAGATACTTGAGAAATGTAAGATTTAAGTTCAATTAATAATCTTCTTACATTTACACGATCAAGTGCAGATGCTTTTTTCTGTAATGTCTTTTGACCAAATACTACAGTTCCAGCGTTAGGGAATGAAGCAATAGGGTTAACATTTCCAGTGTATAATGTATCTCTGTTTGCTTGAGATAATTTTCTTTCAGGACGAATTACAGTAGCTAACCCACCTCTATTTAAACCTGCAGGCGCAAACCAAGCTTCACTAACTGAATCGTTGTAAGCATAAACTCCAGGGATCATAGTTGATGATGGTACCCAAACAATTTGTCCAGAATTAGGATCTGTAGTTTGTAACCAAGGAGCATATGTTGCAGCATAGCTTGAATTATATGTTGCAGCGTTAGCAGTCATTACAGCTAATGTAGCACCATAAACTGCTGGGTCTACTATAGCTAATGCATCACCTCTTGATTGAACCATGTTAATTAAAGAAGTAATTGTAGAGGTAGCTTGACCAATAATTAAACCAGGAGCTGTAATAACATTAAATTGATATTCATCTTGGTTTTCTAATAAACTGATTGATTGAGTATAGTCTGCAGCTCTAACACCTTGGATATTATCGCCTCCTGTAATGTTTTCGTAGTATAAATCACTTCCTGCTATAATACCACCTGTGGCACCTGTAAACGAACCACTGGCTACTGCTGGTAATGATCCGGTTAATGCTGATTTAGCTGATCCGGCATTATCAAAATAATCAGGAGTATTTGTTACTTGAGAAACATATACGTAATTTGATTTTGGTAGATAGTTTCCTACAGGTTTAACATATGGGGTTGAATCTGAAGTGTCAATGGTGTAATAAGTATCACCAATTACTTTAGAAACATAATTATCAGCTTTAGGATCTAATGATAAGTTAGACCAAGTTTCTAATATTACTTTTTCGTTAGTAACATCATCACCTCTACGAATAACAAGATCAAATGTACCTTGAGCAGCATTGTTTGAAACAATTTCCCATCTTAGATTATCAGATGAACCACTTTCTAAAGCACCATTGTTATCTTCAGAAGCTGAAGAATTCATAATAGTACCTTCACTGAAGGTTTTTAATGTTAAAGAAGTTACATCAGCATCACTACCTGTAATTGTTGTAGATGTTGCAGAGCTAAAGGAACCACTAACTATTCTTGTTACTAATAAACTATTCCCGCCATTACTAAAATAATTATATGCCGAAATTGAGGTTAGGAATGATTTTACATCTGATGATCCACTAACAAAAGTAGTACCAAATTTGTTTACATATTCACTATAAGAAGTAACCACTGTTGGAATTCCAACAGGACCTTTAACTGCAGGTCCTAAAATAGCGGCACCTGCTTGTAAAGGCTGTGCTGATACTTGTGATTGGTCGTTTTCTCTAGCTAATACACCAGGTGATAATAGAGTTTCTGCCATTTTGATTTAAAATTAAATACGTTTAGTTATAAATATTATAATTCCTTTTAAAAATCGAGTTAAAAAGGATTTTTTCCATTTATGAAATTCCGTAATACATATTTAATTTTTTACTCAAAATGTAAAATATTATTTATAGATCTTAACACAACCTCTGGTGTAATTGATTTAGTACATTCATACTGGCGTTTAGTATCTTTATGATCTGGGCACCATTCCCAGTCTCCAGGGTTTAACCATTCTCTATTAAAACACCCACTACATAATCCTTTAGGAGTAAATACACGTTCACAATCTT